CGTCACAATATAGACACCATCTGGTCTAAAATATATATTTACGTCATTCAGAATATCCTTTAATACTTCAAAAATTGACTTTACCGCGGATGCCTGTATCGTTACCAATTTCATTTATATTAAATGTTGTGCGTCAGATCTTTAAATCTGTTCTGAATATACATCACCCTTTGATACATCTCTGTTAATCTTTTCTTCAAGTTCTCTTGTTATCGCCGGTTGAAGAGCCTGTCCATAATTGTCAAGTGAAAATAGGTCATTTCCATTTTCATTGTCGTCAAGTGTTGTCATCGAACACCAACCATTCCCAATCCCGCAATGTTCTACTTCTTTATTCGGGAGAAGGGATTCTAACCAGTTTTTGATTTCATTCCCAACAAGAATTTTACTATTTTTTGTCAGTAGTGTTGGTACACGTGTAATTTTATTCCGGTACGCAGGAGGAATACCCTGTGTGTTAACATTGTGATAATTTACAAGCTGTTTCAGTTGTGATTTGCTGTTGATGTATTCAATAATTTCCATTGAGTATTTACACCTCGGGCTATAGATCAGGAGTGACATCTAACATGTATATGGGATTTTGTAAAAAAAAATTAACGCATATTAGTAAAGATGAAGTTACTTTGGATCTTCACAGCACTTGTGGTTATTCTCCTGCTTACTCGCCGAGAACCCTTCACAGAAGCTTTCGGATTTTCCGGATACAAAAAACCCGTTGGTACCATTCGCTTTGATGATGCCAGGCCTGATACATCTTCTTACACTCAGGGCGAGGCTAAGATCACCAATGATATGATGCAGAAGTTTGTCATGTTGACGAATAAGGAAATTTTAAAACGAACTAAACTTTGTACTTATATTATCGAGACAACTGCAGTTAAAAAGTATACCGGTGCCAAGACCTTGTATGAGTGTGCATTTATGGTAGTAAAGAATGATGGTTTCGCGTTTGGTTTCTCTGTAACTGCCATGTTTGAAGTTGAAGGTGATAATACCCGCCTGGTTTGTTTGAGATCGCAACCCCTTGGTGTAGAAACACCAGAAGACGTTTCGCCATATACAGAAGGAAGTGAAGGTAAAGAATTTATTGAATACAAGCTTGTCAAAGAGAAAGCTGCCCCCACATCAAGTGAGTTTGAAACGACCAAAAATAAATTGGGCTAATTGTAATGATCAGCATCAATGATGTGACAAAGATTGATGATCGGAGAAGACAGATCAAAAAGGAAATATACAAAAGGATTTACGAACAGTTTGCTCGAAAAATTAGAAAATCCGTAGAATATGGAAATAAACAGATATTCTTAACAATTCCAACATTTGTAATTGGGTATCCCACATTTGATAGGGCTGCAGCCACACAATATGTAGCTAGACAATTCACGAATGGTGGGTTTAACGTTCGTATTGTTGGTGAATATGAAATTTATATTAATTGGATAAAGGAAAGATCTAAGACGGAAAAATATACAGATGAAACTATAAGTGAAACCAATTTCCCAGATTTAGTTAACCTCAAAAAGATAGCAAATAAGTTTAGAAAACAATAACGCGCGTGACTTAAAGCTAAAAATGTAAAAATAGTATATATAATGTCCGATCCACTCAATATTATGGTAGAAGCCCGCAATGAGTACATGGGACAATTGTGTCTGATTATGTGTCCCCCTATGATTGAAGTTTTCCAGGATATGTATGATGAAGCGACAAAGATTTCTAAGGGGCGTAAAACTCTGATTATGTTCCAAAAGTTATTGAAGGAAGTTCCAAATTGGTCTAATGCCATGTCAAAGCAACATTCGGACAATATTTCAAACCGATGTGCTTGGTTTAATGATTTATTGGCGGCTGTGTTTGTTGCGTGTACGAAGATTCTATCTGCGGTGCGTCTCAAATCTGATAACAAAAAGATTAGTTTGCGACTTCCAACGAATGAAGTTTTCATTCAGACATGCTACAATAATGCAGCCAAGGATATTTATAAGGATCCTTACATTTTCCATGAAGAACAAAGTGAATATCTTCGCGACGAAAAGCTAACAAAGCGATTTACGATGTGTATTGAGGCTTCAGTGAAAGAGCTCATACCCGTTCAAGAGATTCTTCAAACGTACATGTCTCAGGAAACTCGTGATATCGACCTCGATGGTGAAATTCACGACTCCGAAGATCCAGATGTCTTTGAGGGTGGTGAGGAATCATTCCCAGAAGAAATGCCAGCCCCCGAAGCTGAAACAGTGGAGCCCCTCGAAGGTGAGCAACCACTTCAACCCACGGGTCTCGAAAACGAATTCAAAACGGTTCCCGGGGTAGAAAATCCAGAGCCAGTCCCTGAACCAGAGGACATACATCCCACTGCACCAGAGCAATTCCCCGAAGAGGGGGGTGATGATGTATTTTTCGGGGATGCACCAGAGCACCGTGCAAAAAAAGCTATGTATAATTAAATGGAAGACCTGTCCGAATATCTCCGAGACCCAATGGGTGCCGCCCTCATCGCAGCCCTCGTTACCGCCGGTTACATTCATGCCAAGGCGCACCTTAATAATGAGGGTAAATTAGAGCTTAATAAATACACCAAACCGGCTACCCTAAATGCCATCCTAGTCTTTTTTATTGTTTCAAATGGCTTGGGTCAGAAGGAAGCTATTTCAACAGACCCCTTTTAAACTTAAACTTAAAGATTTAATTATTAGAATAATAAGAAAATGACCTCTGTAAGTGCGTTCAACGACATGCTTGGTCAATTTCTTGTGGAATTGCACAAGACTTTTCCAGAGGAAAAAGACATTAAAAAAATGATGACATCATTTGACGTTTTACAAGCTGCTAACCCGCGTTTGGTAGTTGATGCATTCATGAAGGGTGTTACGCCATACGCGGATAAGATTTCAGCAAAGGATGAGACGTTTCTTCTTAATGAGATTGACAAGATTGATTTTCTGAAAGATCTCAATATTAAGAATTACTGGGGTCGTATGACTGACAATACTAAAGCTGCTACCTGGCAATATATCCAGACCCTGTACATGCTCGGTACAACTATCACGTCAATTCCAGCAGACACTCTTAATATGATCGAGGGTATCGCAAAGGACTGCGCAGACAAAATGGAGACCGAAGGTGGTGAACTTGACCAGGATGCACTCATGAAGATGATGGGTAACATGCTTGGCGGACTCCCAAAAAAATAAACCTTAACTTATACTAAATGAAGGCCTGGTTCGAAGATCCAAAGCAACTCATCGATAGTGAAGCTATTCATCAATTTTGGCCTAATAAAAACCAAACCCCAGAACAGCGCATAAATGCCGCATCTAGATTTATTATTTATACGGTATGTGCTATTTACCTCATCAGACGCGATCCAAGAATTTTCATTTTAGGTGGAACCGTTTTGGGTGTTCTTTATCTGATGTATAGAACGAAGATGATTAAAGAGACGTACAAGGTCAGTGTTGCGAAGAGTGGTTGTCATCTTCCAACGAGAGATAACCCAATGGGTAATGTGTTAGTCACAGATTACACAGATGCCCCAAACCGTCTGTCTGCCTGTTATTACCCAACTGTTAAGCCATACGTTAAACGTTATCTCGATGACCGCATTCCATATGACGGAGGGAGATCAAGAACACCAATGCCTGTTTATCAGCGCAATGCATCGGCGAGACAATTTGTGACAGCACCAGTTTCTAGTATCCCAGGAGATCAAACATCTTTTGCGGAATGGTGCTACGGTTCCAGGAAATCTCCAATATGTAAAAGTCATGGTGGTGTTTCATGTAGCCCAGATGCTCGTGGAGTTCAGCTTGAAGCGTTTGCGGGTCTTGATCCAAGCGGCGACAAGCGGAGTGGCATGCACGGTTTTACCCATTCTTAAATAATTAATCTCAACTAATAATAAAATGGCTTACCAACTTCAGCCTGGTTTATCAATTGTCCAAAATGCTGGCGCGATTGCCCCCGTGAAAGCGACTGACGAAGTCTTCGTTTACCCTCAGCCCAGTTCAACGAACTGTGGTGGCTGCCGACCAAACACTATGTTGTACGGTACGGCACCATACATGGCTGGGAAGGGTGCTCCAGCCAGCCTCATTGACACAAGTGATCAACTCAGACCCCAGACAACATCACGATTTAACAGAGTTGTCGTCCCAACGTATGAACGTAGATTGTTCCCATTGAACAATATGGAATGTAAGGTTCCATTGCGTACGATGTCCTATGAACCATCCAGTACCCGTGCTGAAATTCAGAATGAACTTTTCGACCAGAGATACGCTAATAAAAATGTGAGTAAGAAATAAGAATGGCAGATCCCATTTCGCTCGCAGCCGTCGCTGGATTGATTTATGTTGGTAGGGCGTTGAGTGATAAGACTGAACCAGCTAAAGTTGTTCAGCGTATCGCAGACAAGGAACAGGTTGAAGATGTCGTCACCGACACCCCGGTAAGCCGGGAAAAGGTGTACAAAGAACGCGCCGATTTTGAAGCGCGTGTTGAAGTTCCAAGTAAAAAGGAAGTTACAAACTTTGCTGACATCCGACAACAGTCCAGAACAGGTGGACAAGAATTATTGAATATGCGCGATCGCATGTATGATCGCGGTGTGATGAATAACCTCTCACCGATTGAGAAGCAAATGGTGGGACCTGGTTTGGGTGTTGGTCCCGAGACACCCGCGGTTGGGGGTTACCAGCAAATGCTTCGTGTAAATCCTATTAATGTTGGTGAATACCGACTTACATCTCTTCCAGGTCGGTCAGGCCCGGCTATGGACACTACGGGTGGTAGAGCCGCCGTTGTTGGTGAATTGACACATAACATGCCAGAAAAGACTGCCTTTTTGCCCTCACGTTTGCCAACGATGGGTGGTCGTGCGCAGGGTATGAGCGGTGTCACTCCAAGATCGAGTCACCAAAAGACTATGCGAACTACCAACCGCTCAGAAACTGGTTTACGTACAGATGGTCTCGGTTTCAATGGCGCTAAGCGTATTACCTCGGCGCTGTCGGTTTCCCAAGACCCAACCCGATTTAAAAATGATCGCAATGATGAACAGTTCATATACAACAATCAACCAACACCAGGTATTCATAGCTTCCGAGGTGCTTACACGAACAGTGCGGCTGCCCAGGTTACTTCGAAGAATAACGAGGAGTTGATGAAGTATGGTTTCCGCCCAGAAGACAGGCGAGGTAAAGCAAACCGTATGGGTAACCCAGGCCGTATGAATGTAACACAAACACGTGGAAATCTTACAGCGGTTCGAACTGATCAATCACGAATTGATGGCCGTGTAAATGCCGCAAATGGTGGTTGGACTCAAAATTACAATCAAAAACCATTCCATCAGTTCAACGCTCATAAGGGTAACGAAAATCCACACGCCAGAAACTTGGACATTGCGAAGAAACAACTTTGTAATAACCCATTGGCACATAGCATTTCTTAAGATCATTGATTAAAATAGACAAAAACACTCATTAAAATATTATACGCATATTTTAATGAAGGTACACAGTCTGACAATTGATAGTAGTCAACGCGATCCTGTAAAATACACGAATCCAAGTGATTACATCGTTAGCCTTGAGAGTCCAATTTATGACATTTCGCAGATTAAATTAGTCAGTGCGCGCATTCCTACACCACAGTTATTGATATGCGAAAACAATAATAGCTTTCAATTTAAAGCAACCCATCAAGGTGGCTCCGAGACAACGTTAGGTACAACAATATCTGTAGGAAACTATACAGGAACTGGTGTTGCGGCGCTGTTCCAAAGTGTTGGAGGTTATAATTTTAACATATCTTATGATGCCACCAAAAACAAATTTATAATGGGTCAACCCACAGCCCCTAATGGCCAAAACCTGCAATTTCTTAGATTTCTGTTTAAAACTGGTCAAAATGGGTACGATGATTCAAGTTCAGAGCATACGACATTACATCAAATTTTTGGACTACCCGCCCAGGATATACAGATGATCGGTGGTGATTTTGGTGCGGCGAACTTAGACGGCCCCAATTCCCTAGTAATGCGCATATCTTCTGGATCGGAACAACTGAATCAGACTCTCCCCACATCGGGTCAAACGCCTTATTATACGGGTCACATTCTCTTACCGGGTGGTAAATCATTCGTTAACGTTAATGGTACCGACGATAAGGTCACACATGACTTTCATTCCGGTACTCTTAAATCCGTAAGGGATTTGCGAATTCAGTTTTTTTATATGAGTCACGGTCGTCTCATTCCATATGATTTCAGAAATCAAGATCATGTTTTGAAATTTGAAATTACATGTTCTACAGATAAATTGGAAAATCTTCCAAAAGTGTCTCATGATGTTGTTAAGAGGGTATTGCCGCCACCTGTAAGCATTCCTGAGTTTGAGAATCCTTATAAATGGAATCAAATTCTACCTATAGTAGCAATTTCATTTATTGGTGTATTATTCCTTGTTTTAACAAAGCGTAAACCAAAACTTAGCGAGTAATCGCAAAGACTGGTTGAGCTGGCTTGCTGACGCGAGTGGAGATTCTGGAAATCACCATATAGACCGCGATGGACAACAAGGTGGTGAGGATAGCGGTGAGGGTGTACTGGGTACCTCCGTTCTTTGGCACTCGGATGAGTTGTTGAATAATCCAGCGAACGAGGTCGTTCCAGCTAAGAGCCGCGGCAAAGGAGAAACCCGCAACAATCGCATTGAGGGATTGTGTTTCGAGTTCTTGAGTCACGAGGTTGACAGTATCAATCGCGGTGTCCATGGTGAGTAGTTTAATTTACCCTGAGAAAATTATTCAGGTAAAAGTTCTTCTTTGTGGATACGTTTGAACTTTTTTTTAATAAATGTTTTTGTCTTCGCCTTTGAAAAAATTTGTTCGTCATCGGAAGAATCTCCATCTGTGCTTGAATCTGTGTCTCCTGTAGCCTTGAATGACTTGTATTCAGAAATAGTCCAACCCTCAGGCACCGATGTACTCATTACTATTAATAGCATTTTTTAACATCTCTTCTACCGGACTTTGAGGTGCCCACTGCTCCCAGCGGTCGTAGGATTCATTAATTTGAACAAAGGTTGCGTCATTACCCGCGTAGCGTTTAAAAGGTGGGCAATCTTCTGGGGGGACTTCTTCAATATCATCCTCGTCTGAGGACTCCTCGTCATAAATTTCTGGGTAGAGAGACCCTATATTTTGACCAACTGTATGCATCGCGCAATATTTTATTGCATATTCTATATCTTCTGAAAGTATAGTGTTACGTCCACAAGCTTTAGAATATTCAGCTGCCATTACCATACTCCTTTCAAGGACTGGGACAAGTATTCCCATAAGAGTTTGTTGTTGAGACTCTTCGTAGACTCCCGAAGTTTCACCGAACCCAGTTTTCATCATCATCCTTTTTAATATTAAGAATTAAAAAGTATTTCTGTAATTCCCCCGTTCACACGAAGAATGTTGTAGCTGAGTGCGTATACTCTCACTTGTCTTGCAAAATTCGCACATGGTGTCAAACTTAGGCTGAGAATCTGTTCTTTCACAATACTCATATTTACCTGACCTGTAGGATACCACCTCTCGGGTTCACACGCAAAACTATACGAATAAAATCGTCGAAAAAGTTGAGTTTTTGAGTGATGAATGGCACCCTGTACCGCTTTTAGTATAATTGGATTTCCCGTTTCTTCTGTAATTATAGCTTCACCATCAAATGTTAAATCCAAATGTTTTAAATTTTCATATAGAATTAATTTATTATTAGAAGTGGTGAGTGTATTGTCGTAATCAAATGGCGTTACACCCTGTCGTTGAATCACAAAATAGAGTTCCTTCACGGGGTTTATAAAACTTAACTTAAACTTACCTGAATTTACATTTTGATCAATATCAAATATATTTTGTTGTATCTGTGTGATTGTATAGTCACGTTTTTTTGTTTTTAATTTCACTCTCTCACAAATATCAACAAATACAATTTCCGTATATAATTGAAATTCTACAATCTTTGGAACATGATTGAGTGTTATGTAGTTTCCTGTGGTAGCATCAATAATAACCTGACTGTGATCTCTCAATTTTATCTCAATTTCAATTTCCTGCTTCGTAATTGCACAAAGCGGTATAGCAAGTTCTGGGTTATTATAAAAGTAGAAGGGTATATCAACGAAATATTCCTCTTCTGTTGTAGAGCTGCCCAAAAATCCAATGATAGACGGATTAGCCACCGCAACCGCTGATGTACGGAGTGAATACTTACCAATTAATTTTTCAAGAGCCTTTTGTTTTGTTTGTGTAACATTATGTTCTGAGTATATCTGTAAGTAATCACTTGGAATTCTTTGTAAGACTTCGCCACCTATGATAATGTCTGCATATTCAATAAGTGCGTGTCCTATAGACTCTATATACCCCGCATTACCATAATTGAGTGCTGGCAACTTCATCTTTACACTTAGGGTTTTCAATATGTCACCCTGATTTTGGGGAATGACAAACTTTACCTTTTTTCCAAAATCTGCTTCATTTTTTGGATCCAAATAAACATGTTCCACTGAATAATTTGAATGCTTCTTGAAACTCTGGATAAAATGGGTGTAATCTGGATCGATGGTAAAAAACCTGTCGTGTGACCCAGATGTTTCGAGCTGAACACGTCCAGCCATTACTAATATAGGAATCTAAAATTTTAACCCCGCTAATCCACTTTCAAAACGAATTACATTGTAGTTCACTGCATATACGTGTACCTCATTTTCGTAGCTTGATAAACGTGGATCTATCTCGATATTAAAAATTTTATGAACTATACGACTCATATTCACCTGTCCAGTTGGATAATGCGCCTCTGGTTTGAGGGAGAAACTGTACATTCCAAAATCAGATTTAAGTTGAGTTATACCATATGTGGGTGCCAATGTATTTAGAACTAGGGGGGAATTTACATGATGTCGAAGTGCTTGTTCGTAAACCAAGAACTTTGTAGAATCACTGAAAACAACCTCATTGTTAAATCTTAATTCGGCGTGTTTTATTGTTGTATATTCATTCGGTGCGTTCCCCGTTTCAGAAAATGCTTTTGGGGTACAACTAAACAAAAGCTCTCGTACAGGGTGTTTGAAATTAAGAAGCACTGAGCGTTTCGTTTCACCCGGTTTCATTAAGAATTGAGACATTTGGAGTTGTGTGATCACATATTCTATGGGTCTGGACATTATAAAGTTCTTTTCGTCATTCTGGACAAATGCAAATTCTGCATCAAGTGAAAATTTCTTAATACTTGCAGTTGTATTCGCTGCAGCCCCACCATATACAAGTTCTGATAGGGGTTTTGTCTTTATTCTAACTTCAACCTCCTGCTTTGTGAGTGCACATGTCGGTATGGCCAGGCTTGGGTGTCTATAGAAATAGAAGGGAAGATCTAAATAATACGTGTAATCGCCTGAATAGGTGAGGAAATTCCCATGGCCATTCAAAAAATAGAGTGTTTGTGTGGTATCGTCGTTTGTGTTGTGCAATTGTTGATGCATATAGATGTATTCACCCGTAATTTTTTGAACGGTCTGGCCACCTATTATGAGCTCCGCATATTCAATGAGATGGGAAGCAATGGAGGGCGCCCAATAGTAATTATTCGTACCAGGTGTATCCGGTACGGGGTCACTGAGTGTAATTTTCAAATTCATATTTTTTATGAAATCACCCTTATCACTGGGAACACGACATGTTAATATGCTGCCAAAATCAAAATCGCCACTGAACTGGTTTTCAAAATAATCAATGGAAAATTTTGTATGTCTTTTGAAATTCATCAGGAAATACGAAAATTGTGGATCTCCTGTAAGCCATCGGTCTTGGGCCCCTGTGGCTGCAAGTCTCAAACGACCTGACATTCTACAATATGTGAGTAAAATTTTACGAATTAAAACGAGACACTACTGTAGAATGAATCTTCAGTTGAAGAAATTCAAACCTGAGACTATGAGTGATGACAGGGTCTGTGTATTTATAGGTAAGAGAAACACAGGGAAATCAACTCTGGTAAAGGATATTATGTTTCACAAAAAGCATATACCAGCAGGGATAGTTCTATCAGGTACAGAGGAGGGCAATCATTTCTATGGCGAGTTTATTCCAGACCTCTTTGTCTATAGTGAGTACGACAGAGATGCGATCGAGCGGGTTATATCCAGGCAAAGAAAACTGGTTGGCACAAAGGGGAAGGCTTCACATAACAGTGCTTTTATGCTTCTTGACGATTGTATGTATGATTCAAAGTTTCTCAAAGACACATGTATTCGTCAATGTTTTATGAATGGTAGGCATTATAACATCTTTTTCATGCTCACAATGCAATACGTCATGGATCTCCCACCAGCGTTGCGTGCCAATGTGGATTACGTTTTTATTCTTCGCGAGAATATAATACAAAACAGAGAAAAGCTCTATAAGTCATTTTTTGGGATCTTCCCCTCGTATGATATGTTCTCTAAGGTTATGGATGCGTGTACAGAGAATTATGAGTGTTTAGTATTGGATAATACAGTGAAATCAAATAAAATAACAGATTGTGTATTTTGGTACAAAGCCACCGTCAGGAGGGGATTTAGAGTTGGGAGTCCAAACCTTTGGCAACTTCACAAGAAAATGTACAATCCAAAATACCTGGACCAGAAGGAGGATGATGCTAAAAAGGCAACTAAGAAGACAAGACTCAAAATCACGAAGACACGATAGAATGCGTCACTTATCATTCTCAAAAACATATGGTTATAACAAATGGCTACGGATATAAATACATTGAATTTGTCAGATAATGGCGAAGGAATGATTCCGATTACAGATAACAAATCCACGTCATTTGTAAATAATGAAGCGTCATTACAACAGGAAAAAAATGTGAGTCAAAGTAAACAGACAATGGACTCCACTCCAATTAATGATATAATGATGGAACCTCCAATGATGACAGATGAACCCAGAATGCAAGGTGTGATGCCACAAATGACTGCCCCACAACCCCAGGGTGGTTTTGCTCCAGTTGTTCAACAAACCAAAAAGGAGCCAGAAAGTAAAAACCCTTTCAATCTCACTGATGATCAAATCATTGCTTTGGTGGCGGGTGTCGCAGCTTCGCTTGCGGTGTCTAAGCCAGTTCAAGACAAACTCGTGACTTCTGTTCCAAAGTTCCTTAATGAACAGGGGAACCGAAGCATGGTTGGCTTGGCTTCAACCGGTTTGATTGCGGCGATTGTTTTTCATATCGTCAAGACTTACATTGTCAAGCCCTGATTAGATTCCCAACCCATATTTGAATAGATTGAATTATCAATACCCGAATAATAGGTAATTAGAGCTCCCGACACAAACGCTGTCACGAGCAAGGCACTCAATTTAAGTGTCTTGCTTCTGTCACTACCGTATTCCTCTACCGCATCCTTTGTATCACTCAACAAGAGATTCATGAGATACGTCACAATGAATGCAATCACTGTAGTTGAAATCATAAAAACCCTGTCAACCGCGAGTCTTGGCACGTTGCCTATAATGTATCTCAGGACATTTGGAATAATAATCGTCATCGCTGTGAGATTTATATAATAATTAGTACTCAAATGTGGTATCATTGTAATGCCATATATCAAGAGGTAAGACATTATCACCGCGAGCACCGTAGTAAGAGGTGTCTTCATTTGATGTAAAGTAAGAATATTATTTATCCTGAATGTGCTGACCGCAAAACTCGACTTTTTCTGGAATTATTTCATAGATTCCCAATTTTACACAAATATCACGAAGTTCAATGTAGTTGTCCCAAAATTTTTTGGAATGTGAATACTCTTCAACAGATGAGTGAGTGAGTTCGTGGATAAGAACGTGAAAAATTTCATTTGCAGATCCATCGAGGCAGAGTGCAATCTCTTGTCCTTTATTGGTGTTGTAACCAACTGTATCATTCATTTGTAGGAATCCTGAAATTGGTACACGTTGCTTTAATTTATGAAATTTTTCATTATTTGTATCAATCAGGTGTTTTCTGAGAATTCTATATTTTTCTTTAACTTCAGCAAGGGCCTGGGGTTCTTTAACACGGGATAATATAATTAGGTTGAGGATCAAAAGTATAATGAACGCTATCATCTTTTATATACAAAGATAAATTTGCTATACAGGTTCGAAATCGGGTTACCACCAAGACCCTCCCAGAGTTCCAAGCTAAGACCCAATTCCTCGAGATGTGTTATCAGAAGATCTTTGTATGCGATAGGTTCTGATTTTGCTCCATCGGCATAGAATGGAGTATCAACGAGATTTACAAACAACTTTTCACCATACGACCCCGCACACTTATTTTTAGTGATGAAAAAGTTACCCATATCATCATTATAGGGTGTTTTAAACATGATCCTTTCCGAATCTGGGATTATACCCACGAGTTTCCCACGGGGCTTTAATCGTTTTCGTATCTCTCGTATGGAACTGAAAAACTTGTCCCTGGATTCGAATATATAGTGCAATGAAAAGTTGTAACACACAATGTCGTATTTTCTATTTGGACAATTATGAATATCACCCTCATAGAAGTTTACCCGCATTCGCATGTTTTTAGCTCGGCTCTTAGCCTCTACAAGAGCTGTGGGTTCTGGATCACACATACTCATGTTTGCGCCACACCTGTGCCACTTCTGAAGATCCCCACCAAAACCACACCCAACGTCAAGAATTTGATCACCCTCCCTGGTTACGTGGTGTATGAGTTCCCTCTTAGCGTCATTGTGATTTCGCCGGATCTCTTCCATAGTTTCTATGGGATCTTTATGTTTATATCTGCTTTATTAATTTCACAATTTAACTTCCAATCAAATATATGATAATTTACGTATCCAGTCCCTTTTAAAAATTTGTGTTTTTTCAACAATTCTTCGTCATGTGCAACATCTAAGGTATTAAAAACATCAAAACCTTCATTTTTCGCGATTAAGAATGCGTCATTAAAATTATCACCTGTCATATAAAATGAATATGCCTGATTAACAGTCTCTGTACTGTTAACTTTATCGTATGGGATGCTATAAAATGAAAAAAAATCATCTGTCTCGTCATTTAAGTATGAATATACTACGTTATCCCTGGGTAAAAGCCAATGTTTAACCCAGGTTTCATTAACGATGGGGGCAATTTTGAAATCTTTAAAGTAGTCTTTTAGTATTTGAGTTACTTTTGGTACATCTTTTGGTGTCATCTTTCTAAAATAGGACCTACCCCGTATTTCAAACATTTTTGCTTTTGGGCGGTCAGTTTCATAAAATCCACATTTAGACAATTTGTTTATATTGATTAATCTATGCCAATATGAAGATTTTAAAATAGAACCCGGTATTGAATTATGTATAGTAGCGATTGATTGATTTCTATTTTTACTTTCAGAAATACGTTTTGCTTCTGTGATAAGATACCCAACAAGTTTACCCTTTCTATAGTCTTTATGGACACACAGGAAATTTACCTGTACCGCTTTTACTTCCTTGTCATTTAACTTCATATTAAAGGGTGTCAGAGATAAAAGACCTATTAACTTCTGTGTATGTTTGTCATTTATACATATATTTTGATGACCGGATACCTCTATCGCCCATTTCAAACTTTCTATTGTATATCTTAATTTAAAATCGTCATCCGAAACATAGTTTTCCTTTAAGAATTTATAAATTGTATCAAGTGAATGCGATGACCATTCAAAATCTTCGGGTAGTTTTTGTTGTTCAGTCTTCTTCACACGTTGTGTACTTAATCCGGTCGCCCAAGACTGATTATCCCAAAATTCATGCATATACAAATCTTGGTTTCATATTTTTAAGCCAGCTTAAAGTTTTGAGGTGCATGAAGATATATAATATCATGTCTCTCGAACAAGATTACACCACTGTCCCGGGTCAGTTGTTTGCATGTCTGTCAGTTGTTGGACCAGAAGCGCCACAAAAGAATGAAAAGTTTGGTATCAAAATTCGCGGCGCTTTTAACACCCGCGATGAAGCCGCAAACCACGCAAAGCGACTCCAAAAGGAAGATAGTACATTTGACATCTACGTTGTTGATATGTATAAATGGTTGTTAATCCCACCCGATCCGACCAAGATCGAAGATGTTAATTACACCAACGAAAAACTTCAAGAAATCATGTCGGGGTATAAGGAGAATCAAGCTCAGGCTGCTCGCATGTTCCAAGAACGCAAACAATCAATGATGGATTCTCAGAATTATATGGCGCCAGGAGATGAAAATTCGCGCTTCTATACAAAACCAGATGAGTCTCCGATCAGCCACCCAGCCGAAGTGATTGAACGACTCAAGAAGGAAAAGCCAGACACCCCCATGGAAGATTTGGTCAAGGAGGCGGACACTATTATTGCCAATGAAATTGAAGAGCGACGCAAGAAGCGCGAGGCTGCCATTGAGTCAGCGACAGATGAGAAAACCGAGGGTGAACCAGAAGCTAGCTCCGCGTAAATAAAAAATATAACTTAATTTTAAAACAGAATGTTTAAGATTATAATTACATTCATTTTAACCTCAGCATTCTTTATTTTGTTTTTTACACCTGACATGAAGATAAAAGCCAAAAGCAAAAAAAAGGAAAAAGAAAAGGAAAAGGAAAAACCAAGTACGACGCGCGGATTTATTGAGGATACGTATAGGGGACCTATAACAGATAGGTTTATACCCCCTAAAGCTGGTAAATCTGGAACATTTGTGGGTTATACGAATGTTCCAGAGTATGTTTGGATTTCTGGCTTTCCTATGAGTTAAGTGTATCTAAGTATGACTGGTTGCATGGTTTTACCCATAAAAAACCCTAAAAGAAATACAGCGAATGCGATTATCCACGTGGACTTTTCCACGTTTGCGAAAATATCGATTTTATCTGCCTGATTCTGGAATGCTGGCTGTTGATACACCTGTGTGGGCTGTTGCTGATAATAATAGGATTCGTTATAGGGCTGCTGCTCCCTATCATCTTCAACTCTATTATCATCATTTTTTTCCTCGCGCAAAGAATCGACGGATGGATCATAATCGATTGGATTTCCAATGTCTGTTTCCATTTTAAATATAGCGTTTAATTTTTTTAAGTCTATTCTTCTTCAGAATCTTCGTCATCTTCGACCACAAATCCTTCGAGATTTTCATTTTCATCATCGTCGCTGTATTCGTCGTCATCATCCGAATAAAGTTCCTCGTCTGTGTCTATATCAGAATCAAAATCCGTGTCGTGTTCATCTTCACCGTAATCATCTTCAATACTGGTCTCCGTTGGTTCGAATAATTCCGGTTTTTTTATACGTCTACCAGATCTTGTTCTTGTTTGTACCATTTTTATATAAATAAAGACTCTTGTTTAAGTACCTTTTCGTGAATTTCTTCCATAATATCGGAACTGGCGTATAGGGCAAGCTCTTCAATCGTTTTTATGGCATCTGCGTACTTTTTTTCCGCTTTAAGCTTCAAATACTCCCTATATAATTCTGGGTGAA